TGAGTACCGTTGATTTCCCCGACCCAGCCGATCCATAAATGACAATAAACTTCTGAATGCGTTTCGAATCGCCTGAAATAATCGCTCCAATGCTCCATTCAAGCTTTCGACGATTCTCTTCATCGTAAAGTGTTCCAATGAGTTCGTCATATGCGCTACAATCTCCTTTCATAAGCGGATACGACAATTTGTGACTTGCGTAGTCTTCTTTTTTAACATCTGTGTTAGAAAAGACGATCTGTTGATCAAGCAGATGAAACCGATCCCGGAGTTGTTGCTTGACGAACTTATGCCATTTGTCAATTACTCCAGAATCGGCATTTTTCATATACTTCACCAACACATTCGCATCACCGAATTCTTTCTTTTTCGCTTTAAGCGATTCATCCACTTGTCTGATGACACGATTTTCGTCCTTACTCCACATCTGGTTCTCTTCGTCCCATACTGCGAAGAAGTCACCACCTTTAATCATGAGGTCATCAGACGGCGGATCTAACGTAAATTTCGGTTCCAAGACTACACCGTTCTTTGTGTATTGCACCGAAATATAATAGAAATCAAGCATTCATTGTCCCACCTCCTACTTAAGTCCTCTCTGCAGCTTTACAAGAGTCGAGTCCGATATCAACCATTGCGGACGTACTAACGCCAAATCACGTATATAGTCCTCATAGTCTTGGCGAAGTATATCTTCTTTTTCTTTAGATAGAGGCAATGGTATAGACGCGTTCACATCGGCAGTACGTATTTTCTCGCCGACTGTTGCCTGCCACTTGACATATTCTTCAAACGTCGGATTTTCAGGCATGGGATAATACCAAACAGCATCCATATTTTACTCTCCTTCTATGCTCTCCAAATGATATCTCCACGAAACATGTACCGCCGGGAATGTTTTTGATACATGTTCTACCCTAAGTGCATCACTTACCCATTTAGTCCGTCCAGAAAGACATAACTTAGTCTGTTCTTCAACGATTCGATCACATAGTTCTTTCACAATATTAAGAGCTTGCGTCTGATCTGTCGTACTGACTATGAATAAGAATGAACTCATTCGCCTTCTGTATTCCACAGCAACGCCGTCGACCTTTACTGCAAGAAACAATGGTATTGTTACGCCTTCTCTGTGATATGGTTGAATTTCGCTCATATTTCCGTTCTCCTTTCACCATATGCAGTCTCTCTCGTAGAGCTGTTCGTATGTTGATTCCGAACACTCTTGCCAGACATACTCCTGTGGCAGATAGCCGACGCTAATGAGATAGTCATCACGAGTCCCGGGAATCTTTTTAATCCAAAAGGCCAGCCACGATATACAGCTTTCGTCGAGCATCTCTTGATTCCATCCAAGATCCTTAATCACCGGATACTTCTCGATGATGTCTGTCCTGTAAAGCGCTCTGAAGAATGTTGCGATAGTAGCAATACCCGGACTTCCATAGTAATCAAGAAGATTCTGCTGGACGAGACTGATCGCATTCATCACGTCAATAAACGTTGACTCGAATGAAATATCACTGGGGTCATACATCCAATCGATGTGAAATGTATGCACTACCTCCTGACTGTTCCCGCATAGGCTCATCATCGTAAACTGAGGTTCATATTTTATTTCTTGGCTCATATTTCGCCCTCCTCAGATTGTATTACTTAAGCAGCATCGGGTTGACGTATGGATAGTGCTTGTTGCCTGTCAGAGTCTTTTCTTTTTTCTGAAACGGGCAGTGACCATTGCAGCCGTTATGTACATCAAAATTTGTGCTATGAAGCAGCGCACACTTCGGCTTTATTTCGAAGCCAACTACGTAGTTCGTTGGAATCAGTTTTGCAAAGCAGTCTCCTTCTTCTGGACAATAACTCATTTCCGTTCTCTCCTCTTTTTATTTGCCGTCGTCAACGTGATTTAAATCAATACTGTGCACCGGTTCCGTCTCTCCGAAATCAAAACACACAGGCGTATAAGCCTTGGCAATAACGCTTAGATGATGCTCAATCTTGCCAAGACTAATCGCGATCTTATGAATATCTTCATACATCCGTTTCTCAATCGCTGACATCATACCTTGACTCCTTTCGCAACAAACCCGATCTTAAACAGCGCCGGATAATGCTCTTCCAGCACTTCCTTGCAAATACCGCACAGGCAAACCGTACGATTGCCAGAATTCTTGTGATTCGCTTCCTGAATCCGGAAGATCCATCTCTCACCATCTACCGGGATCTCATCGCCACATTTATCGCACGCATACTTAATCATTCTTTTTCTCCTTTTTATTTCTTTTGATGGAATTGATAGTTGCAGCTGCCAGTGTCATAACCAGCCCGAAGCCTACAATTGACATTCCAACAGCCATTCCGAGTTCAAATCCTGTGATTATTATTTTCATTTAGTCCTCCTTAATTCGAAATATAAATCCAACCCGGTCGTTCTTGTGAGCCAGCGCTCCTTTCCATCTCTTAAATGGCGCAAGTTCTCCCTGTCTGTCACAGTATGCATGTCCTGAATCAAAGCTCTTTTTATCGCCCAGATAGCAGTTCGTGTGACTAAACGCCATATAGGTCAAAATATCACCGGGCTCAAGGTGGCCTTCTCTATAAAGCTGCCTTACGGTCTTCTTACCGAGTACCGGTATGATGTTGAAGACTTTGCGTGCTTCTTTTTCTGCATTTTCTCCGCACCACGCAATTCGTCCTCTGCTTCCATACCAGCACAGTGCCTCTGGGTCGATGCCAGCCAGTTTGCATCCCCAGTGCACTCCGTCACAGCAGTTGGTTTTATAGTTACCGTTTTTCCTGGCTGCTTGAAATGTCTTTGCTCTGTGAAGATGATTGGTATAGACCCATTGATGACCGTTCTTATTGTCTTCCTTCATGAGTCTGTTCATCTGCGTCAGAGCTGTGACCAATTTGTCTCTTGTCGTCATCAAAACCCCCATATGACAGCACTACATCGGTTCCATTGGCGTACGTGACTCTCACAACAATATTGTTGTCGAGAACCACTCTAATCGTGTCCTTCGAAACGCACTCAATGTACCGAATCGAGCGATATTCAATTTCATCCATTCTTTCGAGCATATAAATCAGACTTCTTAATTTCATCTCAATAATTCTCCATAATAAAGTCACTCGCCTGATCCCAAATAGGAATATCACGTTGGTCACGCATCGGATGACTTAATGGGAAGAGTCCGCCTGTGCCATTAGCGGCATACTTCTTGGATATCCATCGATCCACTATGTATCGGACTTTATCCTCATCGTATCTATCATCAGAAAAGCGGGAGAGCCCAAGGTTTTTAATCATCACGTTAAACCAAACTTCAGCGTGATTCTCCTCAGGCTCTCCCATAATTTCGTCAATACGCATCGCCAACGCGACAAGTACCTCAAGTACCGATGCTTTGTCATCATCGCCAGTCGGCTGATTTTTTTTCATGGCTCGTGCGTATAGATGCCGCAGCGCTACGCCATCCGCAACACGATCACGATCCAGCATGGTATGAGGATCAGGCTGCCAGTCTACAATAGACAGATAATGATATAACTTGGTGTAGTGCGAACGGTTGGCACCCACCATCATTAACAGCCATTTGAAATATCCCATTAATCTCCTTCATATCTACCGTTCATCTTCATGATCTTATAATCGGAGCCATGCCGCTTATTTCGCACCCAAATGGTACTTTCTCGGCTCTTCTTGAACTTCTCAAGAATATCAGCACCGATCATCATCTCTGCGACATCGGTATCGTATTTTACATTATCACTAACAAGTGCATCGTTCCCTGTGTAGTAATAGAGATCGATCTTCTCAAGCGTCGGATCATTTCCCCATGCATCCGCAGGAATTTCCTTAGCACCCGTCTTTCTAACAGGCTCTTCTACTACCGGGGCGGTGTTTGACTTAAAGACTGCGGAGTAATCTGTTTTGCCACCAGACGGACGAACACCCAGATCACCGTCGTTATCTTCTACTTCCACCGGCTCCCTGCGAAGCTCAGCCTCAGCATTACTCTCTTCCAGTTCTTCGTTCCTAACCAGAAGATCTGCAACTACTGCTTCGTAATGGGCTTTGATCGCTGCAAGCTTCTCATCACGATACTTCTCCGCAGCTTTCAGCTTCTCGTCAAACGCCTTTGTGCCCTTCTTGTGAAAATATAAAGCGGAAGCCACTGCTCCAGCTCCCGCCCCAAGAATAAATGAAAGTCCAACTTTAATTATGCCGTTCATATGTTCTCTCCTTTTAGATCATGTCAATAATTGGTTCTGGATAAAGACCGAGGTCAAGTATTATCGATGCCTCTACTCCGTTCTTAAACCGCCATTTCGCATCCTGCCAGCTAACACTCTTAATATCATCGAGTCCGAAATCCAGAAGGCCGCCGCCATATTTCTTATTAAGTTCCTCGGTTGGCCAGTACAGTTTTCCATACACCTGCCCATCGCCTGTTATGGGTTCACCAAGAGCAGTTCTGATTTCGTTCTCAAACAGCCATCCGGGTTTTCCTGGATGGTTAACCTGTGCTATTTTCATTCTGTGAACGAGAACATCGTTGAGCCTGTTCTGTATTCCGGTAACAAACGTATGGTTCTTAAACGGTGTATCTTCGAAGTTCGGATTGCCCTGCGTGAAGAGAATCTGTTCTGGTTTTCTCGGGGGAAGTGGAGTGTCCTCTTTTTCCACCGGTTCGCCATCGTTGTCGATCACCTGTGGTGCTTCGGGATCACCGTGCTGTATCTTATGCAGTGCATCAGCCCCGTAAGCTGCCACAATTCCTTTCTCTATGTGATCTATATACCTCGACTGCTGCGCTGATCTTGCCGCAACCGCTACATATCTTCCATTGAGGATCTTCATAGAATATCCAAAGCTTCCAAACGCTGCCATCAGATCAACCACGCCCGGTGCAAAGATCTTTGCAAAGCCAATAGCTGTCTTCAGCATATTCGCTGCGTGTTCTCTCTTGGCATCTTTTTCTGTGTAATTTGTCGTGACAGCTTCGGTCTTAGCCTTCTCTTTCGCTTCCTTGATTTCGGCTTCCCACTGTCTATACTCCTCAAGAACCTGTTTGCACTTCGGTGCTGCCTTGTAGAAGTCGTAGCAAGCCTTGACAGTCAATATGACCCCATTTGCTGCCAGAATCCAGGGAAGTTTCGCTCTTCCTTTTGCGATAGCTCTTAATGCGAATGTCGGTACTTTCATTTCGGAATCTCCTTTCAATTGTTTGTCTTAAATTCAATCGGATCGGGCATCACAATGCGCCAAACCGAGAACAGTCTCTGTATGGTCACTCCCTTGAGGTCAGTCCAGCCCCAGTTCGGATCGACTGATGTTCCGGGAACCTCTCGCCACGAATTAATTTCGTTTAACGTAATCTTCTTATGCAGCTCTATATGCTGCTTCATCTTCTCTATGAAATCGTTTGCCGCTTCGGGATACTTGAAATCAAGCGGCTGATAGCTCGGCGTTGACGATACAACCGCTGATCCAATCTGCTTTGCATTGATCAATGCTTCTCTCGCCAAAGCGTTAGCACGATGATAGTTATCGCTTCCGATCGTCGTTTTCGCGATATCGGATACTGTGTCAACGAGAATCGAACTCGATGATTTGTTATTGCCGTAGATCACACTCTGCAGGAATCTACTAAGATATGAATAAGCAAAGTTCTGTGCATACGGCTTCACGAGACTTTTATTTAACGCTTTAACTGCGTCGATCGGACTTCCTTCGAAGAGGTTATTCAATACCTTCTCGTAGAAAGGTCTTTTGCTCGGATCAACAATAGCGTCTTTGAAGCTCTTAACCGCAGGTTCTTTATTATCGCCCAATAATTTCTTGACGGCGTTTTTAGTCTTTTCGTCCATACAAAAAGAAATAGAGCCCTGAGATTTCTCCCAGAGCTCTATTCTCGACCTCCTTTCCTTATAGAGTTATTCAATTTTACTCATTTGATTCCGTTGATCCAGTTTTCGGTTCCGGCTTGACAGCCTTATAGAGCGCGTACGCTCCGAGGCCAGTCAATCCAGCCATCACGACCTTTTCTCCAATCGTGAAGACCTTCTTGACGACACTCATTGCACCGCCTTTCTTCTTTTCTGGCTGCTGTTCACCAGTTTCCTGCTGTTCCTGTCCTTCAACTTTCTTATCTTCAGTTGCCATTGTTTTGCCTCCTTTGTAAATAAAAAGTTTCCATTGTCACTATAGAAGAGAATTTTTTCACGAATCTTTCGGTTTGAATTTCGTAGGTCTGTGAGAGAATACGTTGACCGGCTCTTCTAAACAGTCGAAACACGGATCCTCTGATTCCGGAAGGTCTTTGTATTTGCAAATATCACAGTACCTGTCAAACTCGACAATCTTCATTTCGTTGAAGTTATCCATATTCACCTGCTTCCTATCTCATCCTGTAACACATCATGAATGGTTTTGCTCATATTATCCGCATACTGCTTTAATTCGTATAATTTCGAGAGTATCGAATCGGAATCGATGTTTGTCGCGTCTGGAAGATATGCAATACCAACAGACGATAATCCTTTGTAAATACGATATATATCGCTATACTCCTTTATCAAATAGTTGGTATATTGGTTGTACGTGTTTAATGATACATCTACATCAAAATCATCTACACGAAATATCTTTCCGGGATGCGTATAGAGCATGTCTAGTACCTTGTTCAGTATAGGATTCGTATCGAAATTAAGGACCGTATTTCCTGTTTTTATGATATGTCCACTCTTTCTATTATCCATATTCACCTCGATCCTGTTGATCCGAACCCTCCGCGATCTTCGTTGCCGAGGTGATCAACATAGCGAATATCAAATGCTGGCTGCTGCTTCTGGATTCTGAACTGACAGATTCGATCATTCTTTCTGATGTTGGCTGTATATGCTGCTACCACAGGGAATGACCATTCATCATTGTCTCCAGAATATAAATTATCGATTATCCCGATCGAGTTAGCTGCCATTACGCCCCAACGCTCAAACGTAGACGAGCGTGGAGCGATAATAGCCTCGTATCCTTCCGGAAGCTCTACGGCAATACCGAGTCTTATCCGATGGTATTCACCCGGGGACAGAGTAATATCCTCTGCCGCCCGAAGATCACACCATTCGCCAGGATGAACCGATTCAATTGCTGCCAGTCCATCCACGAGTTTCTTGATCTTAATTTCCATTTATATACAATCCTCCGCTGATATTGCTGGATATGCGATGTTAAATGGTGTCCGGATGATAATCTTCGATCCGGTCTCCACATGTCCATCGTTGAATTCATATCGCATACCCTCTAGGTAGTAATCTATTTCTTTAGCGTCCCGCGCCTTGATTTCCAGCATCTCGGCAACCTCCAGCTTTCGTTTACCGAAGTGCTTGACGATATCCCAGAGCGTAACGCCGAATTCATCTGAGATGCAGAATCCATACTTGTCATACGCTTTCATAAGTTCATTTGACTTCTTTAAGAACACGCTTTCAACATAGTCATCGTTTGCTCTGAAGAGTTTCCCGCTGAGCGGCTCATAGAACAAATCAGAGCCGTGACCGGTATCTTCGATCTCATCTTCCTTGATGTCCGCCAGTTTCTTATCAGTGACAGCCTCGTCGATCTTCTTCGCTGTCTCTTCACCGGCTACATCCTTCGTAACCTCTTTCTGAATATCATATGCTGTCTTGAACGTGCCTGCTGTAGTAGCAAGACCTGCAATAATGTCGGAAGCTACTTTCTGATTTGCAATCGCTGCCCCTGATGAGATTGCGAAAGCCAGACCAATGTCCCAAGTTTCTTTTGCAATTGCCGTTACTTTCTCTTTCGGTGTCGCATTTCGTGTGTTCAGTTCATCCAGAATCTGCCTGCACTTCGGTCCTTTCTGGATTGCTTTCACGATGGCATATGCCTCTCCTACGATGGTTATGCCGGTCATGATCGTGCGACGGTTGTCGATGACTGTTTTGCCGAATTTCATAAGTCTTTTTAATATCATGCTTTCCTCCTTTGAGTGCAAAAACAAAGAGAGCCGAGTGTTAACTCGACCCTCAAGTTGACAAGAAATTTACTTTACTTTAGTTTCCAGGGATTCTGTCAATGTCCTTATCCCTCTCCAGTATCCAGCCTTTTCTGTGTGATCACTAGCTTTGTAGATACCATATCCAGTTGCGAATCCCGAGATTGCGCACCAGAAGATGTACCAAAAATAATGCTTTGATTCTTCCTTATAAGACTTCTCTTTCAGATCTGTAGACATCATTTCCGTTCTCCTTTCTGAAACAAAAATATAATTACTTATCACTATAGCCGGCAATATTTTCACGAAAAACAAATAGAGCCCTGAGATTTCTCCCAGAGCTCTTTTGCTCAACCAAACATATACCCTAATTCAAACTTCATTCCTATAGTTTCTCTCATTAAGATGCGCTGCCTTGGCGTCATCTTGGTGAAGAACAATATCTGCTTCTCTGATGTTCCATGCTTGTTCACAGATCCGATTTCGAATCTGATCCCAGCACTCATCATCCAGAGTTTAGCGTCAATCATCTGCTTCTCCGTCGATGGCACAATTACCACATCTACTTCTTTATTACTCATAGTTGTCCCCCTTATTAATGTTACATATTTTAGTTATCACTATAGGAGGCAATATTTTCACGAAAAACAAAGAGGCTCAAGATTTCTCTTGGGCCCCGTAAATATCCTCACTTAAGCATCTTAATACCTTCCGTAATAAGATACACTCCGAGGACAATCAATACGATTCCTGCCATAATCTTATGCCTCCTTTGTTTGTTCTAATGCTAAGTTAAAAAGTTCTTTTCTCTTCGTCTCAAGTTCGTTCCATTCTTTCGGGATCTCCTTACGTTCCTTACTGAATAAATTCAACTTAATCTTCATCGTTATTCCTCCTATAAATCAGCACTATTGCTATAATAGAAAGGAATTTTTTCTCGAATCGAACTTTGTTTCCCAAGGAGACATCGGCAGAGGTTTCATGCGAAGCGCCCACATCAATTTCCTGACCTCAACTGTAGGGTATATGCCAGATTTTCCCACCGAGGAATTTTTCGAAAAGTAATCTCGAAATCCTTCCTGCTGATAAATATCACCAGAGAGCTTCAGATCAATCGGACCCCACCAGGTACATTTAAGCTTTGGATTGTATCTTTGCTGAATCACGGCAAGACCAAGATCCCCATCACGATACAATGTACAGCTGTTATAGATAGGGTGATCGCAAATATAAACTTCTCCGGCAGGTCTGATCGCCTTAGGCGTGTAATAATACCGCATACGAAACCTCGAAAAACAAAAGAGGAAACCGAAGTCTCCCCTCTGTGATACATATTAATCTACAACTTCCACTTTAGCGAAAACCATCCTAGCAGTTTGCGCCCATTCTGGTAAAGATTCTATGAGATCCGCTTTTGCCGCAATTATCTCGTTCGTGACATCGATCGGTAGATCGGCAGACGCATTTTGTGCTATGCCGTTGATTATTTCCTCTTCGGATAAATCGTTAACATCCACACCATTTTCATCTGCGATCGCCCGGAGTATATCCTCAGCCGATAAATACGCCTCAAACGTCATCACCAGTTGCTTACCATTTTTCTTTAATTCAACAATTTCTGCCATAATATTTCCTCCTTTGTGGCAATTAATATTCATCACTATAGCCGGGATTATTTTCACGAGAAAAAGAAAAGACCGCTATTAAACGGCCTTGTTCTCGGATTTGAAATACCATCCGTAGATGGCTTCTTGCCAATTTTTCATCATCATCGATGCTACTTTCTTTGACGGATAGTCACCGCATATAATCTTTTCCAGCATTCCGTCCATCGTAAAGATGATACCTATATCGCCTTCTTCGATATGGATACCAAGTTTATTATTACGGATACCAACGTATATATGTGCGTTGAGTCGATCCTTCAAATAGTTGTATATCGTGTTACAATAAATATCGAACATTTCTTCTATCATAATATTTCACCTCCTAATATAGAAGGCGATAAATTCACGAGAAAACAAAGAGAGCCTCGATATTTCTATCGAAGCCCTCCGGGTTGATACTTACTTCATCCAGCGGCCCATAAGACCGTTAGAAACGATGGTTTTGTCTCTGTGCGTCAGGTAAGGCTCTCCGTCATCCCCGAGCTCTTTTTCTGTCGCCTGAGCGAAGAATTTCTTATATATGTTCCAACCAATCAAAGTAACCCCAGCAGTCAGAGCTGTTTTGCCGAGATCAAACTTGAAGCCAAGCTTCGCATTTTTATCGGCCTGCACCTCCTTGTACAGGTTCTTTGTGGCTGTTGCATTTTTAATAAATTCTGGTGACTCAGGATCGAGCTTATCAATCAGCTCAAGGCATTTCTGTTCCGCCTTCTCCGTCAGTTCATCCTTCCTTTTAAACCACTTTTTCCAATCAATCATAATATCCTCCTTATTTTGGATGATTTATATGTATCACTATAGTGGGCAATAAAATCACGAGAAAACCTAAGAGCCTCGATATTTCTATCGAAGCCCTTTTTAGCATTAGTTCATCATCATCCAGAGGAAGTCTGTGATAGTTCGAATGATCGTTTTTCTATCCAACTTCCAACTCTTCAGTTCCAGCCAGCAGGTTCCTAAGTCTACTTGGATTAGTCTTCCGCTTGTCCATGTCGAGCATTTCATACTCGCGTTGAGATCCGGAATATCCATGTCGACGCATTCACCGGCCGGTCCTTTTATCACCTCATCATAAGTAGTTTTAACAATCTTTTCGATTTCCTGTTTAGTCATATTTCCTCCTTTTGAAAGCAGCACTATTGCTAATATAGGAGTGAATTTATTCACGAGAAAACAAAAAGAAGAGACCGAAGTCTCTTCACGACATTCCGTTTATGTCGGACACTTTATATGAACGGAAACCCAACAGTTGTATTGACCGCAGGGTTTTCTGTCCTGCCAGTCATCGAAGTGTCGGTTTTTCGGACAATTTTCGCATCGTCCGACGTTCCCTGGATTTGTCATGAATTTGACATAGTCGCTTCTATAAGCATCATATTCCTCTCTCGTCATTGTCTTATCCTCCTTAAATTGGATGTTTAATGCTATAATAAGAGAGAAATTTTCACGAAAACCTAAGAGCCCGCAAATGTTTCGCGAGCCCTTTTGGTCTTACTTCCGGAGGAATTGTATAAACTTTACAATTCCATAAATCATCAAGCAACATACGATGATGTCACCGAAGATCGTCAGCAGACCAGCTGCTAAGCCCACTACGATGAGCACCAGAATAGTTGCTAATATTACAAGTATTGTAAATAAAATCATAGTTACTCCTCCTTTCTAACATAGGAGGGAATTTATTCACGAAAACAAAAGAGCCTCGATATTTCTATCGAAGCCCCTTCGGTTGGTAATTAAATTTAAAACCCGATTCTGTGTTCTGCTTCTGCCTTTACTTTCTCTGGATGATACCATTCGTCGTATTTTCTTATCGATTCTTTGAGTTTCGTATCTTCGCTCGACCGACAAGTGTCTACAAGCTTGTCAAACAGCTTACGATACGTTCCTCGCAATATATCCGCGAAATCCCTTCCGAATCCCCATCCAAGAGCTGCTAAAAACGCCAATTTAAACATAATCGTCCTCCTTTTGTGTTGTAAAACTTATTTACCACTATAGGTCGGAATAAAATCACGAATCCCATCTAAAATCCAGAAGAACTTCCTATACCGATCGTAGAAATAATCCCTGCTGCATGGAATGCCTGATGCTACCATCTTATCGTACGATATGCCGCATGTTACGCATCGCAAAATATAACTGTAGATGTCAGGATCAGCACCGATTGCAGCCTGCTCCACCATCTCCATATGAGAGCGCATCATAGCCCTTCTAACGGCTATATCCCCTGTTTTATCGCCTGTGTAATCACCGCCTATGGAAATATCAATAGATAGGCTTCTGACCGGCGTAAGAGCCTCCAGTGCCTCTTTCCACTCGTCATACTGCAGACAGAAGTGCTTGAGTTCATAGTAACGGTGCTTACTGATGTAGTATTTCCCTTTCTTTGAAATCTCTGCTCTAATCGTTGTACTCATATTTCCTCCTAATATTTTTATTTTGGGCAAACAAAAAGCCCCGATGACCATTATGGCCAACGAGGCAAATTTTAGCCGTACAACGACGCCTTTCTTCACTTTGAATGATTCTATGAATGATTTTGCCAGGATTCATCTTAAACCCCAGCAAATATCAATAGTTTTTCGTGTGTGTAAGTGCAATATTCCCCTAATGTCCTATCTGATAACGCACTGTTTAAGCGTGTTTGAAGGAGTTACTCTTGAATGACTTGAATGATTGTTAGTCAAAGAGCCTTAAACTCAGGTATCGAGTTAATGATTTTCCGTTTATCCTGATCACGTTTTCGATCCCTGTGATAATAGTGTTCCGTACACGCTATATTCGTGTGACCCATCTGTTTTTCAACAAGTTTACTGTCCACACGATTATCGATAAGTATCGATCCGTATGTCTTACGAGCTTTGTGAGGCGATTTCTGAGGTATGTCCAGTTTATGGCATATTCTCTTCATCTTCTTTCTTATAGCCTCTGTACGAATCCTATTACCGTTCTTACCAACAAATATAAAGTCGCGGCTCGGACTCATCAGACTCATTCCTTGAAGCACCCACTCATACGACTTAGGGATAATTACATGACGAACACCAGCTGGTGTCTTCGGATATTCTTTAACTTCTATATGTATATGCCCATCTTTACTATATTTCGTTTCTGTGCGATGAACACACACGACGTCGTCTAAAATATCACTATGCTTAAGACTCACGACCTCGCCAACACGAAGACCTGATACGAACATTAACGCTACCGCCAGAGAATAGATGTTGTCACGATGATCGTAGCAATATCGCATAATCTGGGAAAATTCATCTTCGTAGAAAATCTCCTTGCAATCATCCACAATTTGCGGCTTGAAATCCATCTCTGTTACGTCCAGATCTGAAAAGACACTATCTATACTGAAATAGATTAGTTTTCTCTTCTTCGCCCTTTTAAGGATTCCCTTGACTATTCCCTTCAGATTATTAAACGCCTTTCGTGTGAGATTGTGTTTCGGTATTTGTTCCTCTAAAAACGAAATATAATCTTCGGGCATAAGGGAACGTATCTTCTTGTTTTCAAGATCTTTAAACAGATGATCGAACGTCTGGTTCTCCCTTGTGACAGTTGCTTCGCATATTTTATTAAGGTAGAGTCTTCTCTCCTGCCATTCTTCGTACACTTCTCTGATCGTCGGATTATCCTCTATATCCTTGTATGCAGCCACGATTGCGTCATCGAGCTCCTCCCTCGTATGTCTAACAACCTGTCGCCTACCGGTTTCTTTCCTAGGATCAGGAACGTATGTAAACCACCTCCCGTCTTTTCCTTGATAGATTTTAAACCTGTGGTTCTGTAAATACTCTTGCTTTTTTGCCATCTCATACATTCGTCGCATTACGGCTAATTCAAGAATATCATGAGAGGCAGCGAACTTCAACGATATATTGGACATTGCATCCTTCTTCCTTCTCGCGAGCAATACCAATATATACTTTTCTTTCGTCACCTGTGTACGGAAATCGGCAAAAAATAGAGAGACCACGATTAAATCGCGATCTCTCGTTAGAATCATTATCCTATTTTCTGTCCAAACATGTAAATCTTTTCGCCAGTCGATCTGACTGTCTTTCCTACAGCTTTCTTAGTCTTTGTGCAAGCGTAATTGACTTTATCCCCAGCCGCCTTAGCGGTTCTCTTTGCAGATGTCGTCGCTGCGTTCACCTTAGTGTCTACAGTTACTCCAATCCGCTCGAAGAATCCCTTCGGCTCCTGAGCTTTGTCTTTTGCGTTTGCCGCAATCACAAGTGCTACTGCCAGAATTGTCATCACTACCATAACTTTAAGTTTCATCATTTTCTTTTCCTCCTTAAAATAGGTGTTAATATTTCCTATAATAAAGAAGGAATTTTTCACGAATTATTTGATGAGTTTGATGTTTAAAGTCATATATTTGTGCGATTCTATGTATTCCAGGTCCTGTTGGAGCTCCAGAGTACATAGATCTTTATCTCTAAGCGCATGATTGATGACAAAGTTACCGGCTACATACTTCGGGTAAGTGAAATGCCCCATCAGGAACCCGAATACATACGCTGCAAGTGCTACCAGCAAGATAATTACTTCCGCTCTCATATTATCTCCTCTCACTTTGAAAACATTTTCACAAAAATCCCATCCGGGGAATTTTTCAGATTCGCTTTACAAACGCATCTACTCCAGCCGCTTTCAAATCGGATGCTCTTTTCTGCGCTTTATCCTCGTTCTTAAAGTAACTTGAAACCACAACATAGTTTCCGTTCTCCAGAATCTTTCTTGCCGGGAAGCCGAGGAACTTTAGATTAGCTATCATGTCCTTAGCGTTTTTCTTATCGCGATAGACACCGATCTGCACACGGTAGGGTTTACTTGAGTCTGTGATCTGAGAAGCTACCTGATGGATTTCGTTGTCGAATCTGTCAAGATTGTACCGGTTAATGATACTCATAATCTTATCAACATACTTCGGATCTGTCGCATAGCCGCCTTTCTTGATGAGTCTAATCGCCTGCTCAGCGTTTGCTGTATTAAGAAGTCCATCATATCTCTTCTTATCTCCATTCATAGCGCCTAAGAGATATGCTGCGTGATCCTTGATACTGTCTTCGATACACGGATACTTCCTGAACTTGGCTTCGATCACAGTATCTTTGCCGCTGTATACTTCATGAGTCAAAATATCAACAGACGACTCACCATCCCATGTTGATCCGCCCCATGTGTTACCAGACAGCATCACTTTCATTCCGAAACAGTTATTGGCGATCTTAGCAAGATCAGTTGTGACGTATCCCGACTCTAAGATCATTTGGGCTGCTGTAACTGAGAAGAATATCCCGCTGTGATCACAGTTGTGGACCATCTCAAGAATCTTCTCGGCAGCATCGTTCTCGGTCAGATGCAGGAAGTCATTCGCTACAGTCCCATCGGTACGCTTATTGTTCTTGTAGACAAGTTTACCGGTTGAGTCAAAGACAGAATATCCATACGGACAAGCCGCCTTAGCAGCAAATACCGTCTCATAAGCGCCAAGCTGCGACTCAGGATCTTTCCAATTCTTACGGATACGATACCAACTATCGACCCAGTCGACCGAAGAATTAAAAGAGCCGCCTTTCATGCAGTCAACGACATCCTGTCTGAACTTAGTCATGTCTTTTCCGATCTCATGCCACACGTGATCTGGATCTACATGACCAGAACTTAAACCGGCCATACGCCCTTCGTTATGAGAGCTAATCAAATATAAACCGGATGCCAGCTTACTCATCGGATTCCACTTGTATCGTTTGCAGATCTGAGCGCAGAGAAGAACCGCTGTCTCATATCCTCTGATGATGTCAGCCTTGAAGAGCTTCGGATTGGTCACTTTGTAGTTCGCGCCGGTCGTATACTTCATGAAATCAGACTCAGCGATCTCAATCGTGATGAGATTCCGGTTACCGTATCCTGCATCAGCCCATGTATAGACACTCTCATCAAGCATCTGATAGACTTTACCGGGAGTATCGGCATCGCAAATATAAGTCGTAGCGCACGCAACAGATGACTGATTCCAGTAATCGCATACCGCCTTAGCCGTACCCTGGGCACATCCGATCGAATGGATCTGGATGCCGATAGGCTTACGCTTCACGTTCTGGATGTAGCAGCGATTCTTCGTGAGGTAATTCTTAACTATTTTCAGACTCATTCTTTTCCTCCTTTGAAAGAGCTTCCTCATATTGCTGCTTCTCAGCTAGAAACTGCTGATTGACACTGTTAGCCAGCTCATTTGCAATGTCTTTTACGATCGGCTGCATCACAAATGCCGGAAGACCAGAGTTGTTAACGAGTCCGATTAAATTTTCAATAAATTCCTGTCTAGCCACCATGATTGGCTTATTTACTTTCTCCATTCTCTAATCTCCTTTCGAGTTCTTCCACCTTGCTTGATAGCTCCTGAACGGCTTTAGTTAAGTAATTTGCAAGATGCCAGACGTCAATCTTTTTGATATGCATCGTACCGCTCTTGAAGTATCCACCGCCCTTAACAAGCCTCGGATCAAGCTTCTCTATCTCATCCGCTACCATTCCAAGTGTTTGATGTGAATGATCCTTCTTCCAGTCGAACTGACGCATGCGAATTGCATTGATTATCGGAAGAGCATTCTCCTCAGTATCTTTAATGTTCTCTTTAAGCCGCACGTCCGAAGCACCGGGATAATCGCCCTCAACTTCTAGGTCACCCGTAATACGAACATTATCTCCTCTGAAAGTGGCGCATCCATATGCAGTAAAGCAATTCGAGTTAGACTGATGAACAATAGTAACAATTCCGCCCATCGATATACTTGTGGACGTATACATATCGTAATCCCAAGTCGGCTGTCCTATGGATATGACGTCAAATTCGCTTCCTACATGCAGTGCTGCTCTATTATCATCATTGTAAAATCCGAGCGCTTCGGCTTTTTTGGTAACTGTATAAGTGGACATACCTGTCGATCCACTTCCGCTACTACCATGAATAACGTCGTAGTTCGTACCGCCGCCAGAACTTGTACCACCCGAACTTGATGCTCCGCTGGTAACGGTAATTATACGCTGCATGTAATAGTGATCGAGCGCTGTGATAGTTGTTGCTGTAATGTCTCCAGTAATTTCAGCATTCTGGGAATAGAATTTTCCGCCGTAGGTAAGATAAGTTGTATCGACTCCACCCGATCGCACGTCAATAAATTTTGTAGCGGTGCTAGTGTACTTGCGAATGTAACCGTAGTTGTTACCGCTCTCCCATCCGATTTTATTCGCGTCGGTTGCCATGCCGCCTATGGCAGAACCTGCTTCGGTGCTTAGTTTTCCTTTTACATCCACAGACGTAGCATAGAGTTTACCATCGTACTGCATATACGCGACGTCAGTGCCAGCTTTAGTAATCCTCAGGAATTTATCACTAGCTTTATTGTTACCCTTGTAGAGACCGCAGACATATTTAACGTTACTTATTGTATCGGTCCACGAAATAGAGGTTTCTCCAATAGTAAAACCGCCTACGGTACCCTCAGCCGCATTGACGGTGCCTGTAAATTCGCCACTAGTGGCTGTAATCTTGCCAACTATCTCTGCATTCTGTGAATAGAACTTACCGCCATATGTAAGATACGTTTGTGGGATTCCTCTAACCTGTACATCGATAAACTTCGTATCGGAGTTTTCGTATTTTCGAATAAACCCCCAAGTCGTACCACTGATCCAACCGAGTTTATTATTATCGGCAGCCATACCTCCGATGGACGATCCAGATTCTGTGCTTAACTTGCCTCCAATCTGGACGCCGTTAGCATAAAGAAATCCTTCGTAAGTCATGTACAGCACATCGGTTCCGGCTTTTGTAATACGAAGGAATTTATTGTTCGCGGTATTATTGCCTTTATACAAACCACAGACGTAGTTAACATTATTTGATTTATTTGTCCACGAAATAGACGTTTGACCAATAGTAAAGCCGCCTATACTACCTTCTGTGGACGTGATTTTACCGGCGATCTCTGCGTTTTGGGCGTAAAAATATCCATCGTATCGAAGATATGTTCTATGATTTCCGCCAACGTTAATGTCGAGAAAGTAACTTGCAAGTGCAGTTCCTTTGTAAATACCAGCTTTATAGTTAGTACCTTCTATTTGATTCGTCCAGCTAACAGAGTTCGCGTCTACCCTAAGACCGCCAATGGTGCCTCCGGTAATCTTAAGCGATCCATTAATCTCGCCGTTATCTGCGTGGATTGTGCCTTTAATATTGGCATTTTCAGCATACAAATAACCGTCGTAGCGAAGATACGCAAGATCTGTATCACCCTTCTTTACACTCCAGAACTGATCTGTAGCACTGTTGGTACCCTTGTAAAGTCCGGACGTATACTTAACCCCGCTAATCGTATCTTCCCAATAGATAGATGTAGGCGATATACGAAGTCCTCCAACATAGCCGCCTGCAAATCTCACATTTCCTGTGAATTCGCCGCGATCAGCATGAAGCTCTCCTTCGATGTAGGCGTTCTTAGAGTACAAGTACCCATCGTAGCGAATGTAGGTAACATAGTCGCCGCCAACATTCATTGCAATGAACTTGTCTGTTACTGCGCCTTGGTTTTTGTACAAGCCAACTTCGTAGTCTTTATCTGCAAATGAACCGTTCCACTTAATCGCATCTTCTGAAATATCAAGACCGCCTATCGTGTAATGAATCGACGGGGTTGTGATGTTGGATGTGATTACAGCAGAACGGCTCTTGATCATGACCATTACACGGTCGCCATCTTTTACTTCGACCGTAGACGAGCAGGGGGTAAGAAGTTCAGATCCATCGAACTGTACCTGAATCGTTCCGTTATTCACATGTGCTGTACCATACACATAACTCTCGTTTTTTACTTCTTTTTCAGTATCGTTTGTCGCTTTAGCAAACTCTTTAACTAGAGTGTCTGATAATACCGGCATCATCTCACCCCCACAACTGCTTAGTAAAGACTGCGGTTTCCTTCACAGGGCAGCCTGGTTCACATGTAATTGACTGCTGTACAACTTTTGCCTTAATGTTTTGAATACCTGCTCTTGTGTAGTTAAGCATTACACAGTCGTTCAACCTTACCGGACAATATCCATGGGTATAACTCAGCTTGTATTCGATAGAAGACAACTCTCTAAGCAAGTTCTTCGCGTAGTCGTCAAGCTGTGTCTGTGTAATGCCAGCCGCCACATCAGGATTAGTCTCGCGATACACGATTTCGCGGCCTCTATTGATCGTCGAAACCATACTATTCTTATCGTTGTTAACCACTCTTGATGAAATCGGAAAACCGTCGCTTGGAGAATAGATAACCTCTACGACATTAGGTACGCCGTAGAGATCTCTTGAAATATCAATGTCTGGATACAGGATCGAACTGTTATCGTCTGTGTATGTCCATACTGGTTGCATCGCATTAATATCTTGTCGTGGTGCAAAAAGGATTCGACAATATTCATCAAGCTCAAAGCAGCGGTTATCATTGGCAAGTAAATCTGACAGATACGATAACCTCGTATCATCTAAATCAGATACGAAGTCACACATGAGCTCAGCATCGTCCGCATCCCAGATAACAGGTGCTCGAAGGCTCTCTTCAGTATAAGAAATGGCTCTATCTAGTATGTTTTCGCCAGATGCTATAGCGTATCCGATCGGCATGGTCTTCTCTTTAAGTTCGATAAGCGGCGTGTATCCATCGATAGTTGAAGTTTTAACCTTACCATCAAACGATACGGATGGGGTTTGACAGAGAAATGTACCTAGACAGAATCTCTCTGTGAATCCATCTTGAATTGTTTTGAGATATATTCGAAGATATACGTCGGATAGGTCATCGTCGCAGCTGATTGATGCCGATCCTAATGTATCGTCGTCGCTATCCCATGTAATGCTTGCTGATGTCACATTATCGAGTCTTTTTATTTCGCCCCATGTACCAGGATCAACAGTATGGAATTCGTATGTCTGCTGCATGGATCTAGTCCAATCCGGCATATCACATACCTCCCTCCACTCTCGTAACATCAAACGTCACAGGTATTGTCTCCTGATTATGAGTAACTTCATACGACACTTTGACAAACGCCCAATATCCACTTCCAGATGGTTCTCGGACGTACACGTCTCCAGCATATCTAGCAAGCCTTCTTAAAGCATATAGGCTTTCTTCGTCTTTCTTCTTAATTTCGCATCTCCAAGATGATTTGAAACCCTTCTGGGTACCGTAGTAGGTAACTGGATTCTCTCTTCCTATATATTCCACAAGCGATACATCCATTTCATTACTATCGGAAATATCAATGTTATAAGGAAGCTTTAGAAAGGATCCGCTCCACGCAGGTTCGACAGTATCGTCATCCCCGTTGTAGTTGAAGTATGTCCACTCTTCGTCCCACTGGATGATGATAGATGATTCGAGAATCGGATATCCGGGAAGATCGTAGAAACTGATCTGACCTGTCGTATTCGATTCCGCTGTGATTCTATATCGAGCATAGTTGAGCGACGGATGCGGGTCGGTAACAGCAGCATAAGAATTCATTTCTATGCCGCTTGCGATCTCAGTAAATGATCCATCGTAGTTTCGTCTATAAACGGCTAGTTTTGCGCCAGAAGTAATTCGAGTTCCATACTTGTTAGCACAAAATGGTCTTATATGAGCCACCAGCAAGTCACTATCCACAATAACCTCCGCATCAGGGCTGTACGTATCGTTTCCGAATGATGTATAGAAACTATACGATTCGTCGGCCGATAGACCACTACTCATAGCAACTGTTGCGAAAGCGGTATAGTGAATGTTTGTTTCAAGATCCACATCGCCCGGAGTAAGTTTCATAGTGACCGTGTTCGAATCCGGATTAGCCAATACCGTTGAATATATAGTTTCACCAGCCGTTACACGCTTTGTCATACCGTTATCAGCTATGGTTTCATAAGTATCGTTAGAAACTATGCTAAAGAAGAACGTTACAGCCGTTTGCGATGATGGTTGGGCTGTTAAAGTTACTTTAATCGGATACGAGCCGAACGAACTCGCATCTTCTGAAGTGCTAACAACAGATCCGGGTTTGAGAATCATAACAACTGATGGTGGATTATACACCATGACAGCTCTTTCAACAGACCAATCACTCCATTCGTCAATAGCTCCTTTAGTTCTTACACGCCAATAGATAGCTGTACTATCAGCGACACCAGAGGTACTAAGAGAATATGTTTGCTCTGTAGTCACAGAATAAGTCGTAGAAGTTTTATCGCCGATCTTAACTTGAATCTGTGCTGCCGTTTGGCTTGACCCGTCTTCGCAGTTGTGTGTCCAGTTAAGTATGGCTGGTTCGCCGACCGATACAACTGTGTTGTATGACCATGTTGTTGGAGCTTCTGGTTTTGTACCAATTACAATCGAAACGATGTTTGACCATCCACCTTCACCAACAGAGTTAGTAGCTCGGACCCTAAAGAACCATTCTTTGCCCGTTTCAAGATTCCGAATGATTCGTCGCGTCAGCGTTGCTGCCATTGAATCGGAGGATATGCTCGACGACGCATCAAAGAATGATTTATCATCTGCGTATTGAACTTCGTAGTCTGTGGCACCAGTTGCTTTTTCCCATTCAAGCTGAACTGACGTTGAGCTGAGAGCTTTTATTGATGTAATGCTTTTAACCTTGTCTGGTTTCGTTTCTACATTAGACGAGAAGTCAGACCATTCAGAGGTTAAAATATCAAATTTAGCTCTAGCCCTCACCTTATACCGATTGCCAACGCCGACCGTTTTCGATAACGTTACACGATTCAGTACCGGCGTAAGCCATGCTCCACCGAAGATCGTTGTATCATTTTCAACGATTTGAATATATACAGTAGTTCCTTTGGGTTCGGTATAGTTGTCAATTGTAGCAGTTAATTTGAAATCGTCGATTTTAACATCGGGAACAGGCGGAATTTCTGGTGTTTTTACTTCAACGTTTGAAGTAAACGCCGACCAATCGCTTACGAGCTGACCGATCTGAGATCTGACTCTTACCTTGTATTTCGATCCAGCACTAGCCTTACAAGTCAAGATAGCGCGATTAAGGTTTATCTTTACCCATCCACCGCTAAAAACGCGAGCGTCATTTTCAACGAACTGAAAATATACCTTGCCGCCATCGAGGACATAGTTGTCTACGACAGCGGTTACCGTGTATCCATCTATTGAAATCTCCGGTACCGGTGGTACATCAGGCTTTACCGTCGCTATATTTGAAGAATATTCGGACCATTTAGTAGTAATACCTTTATACCGAGCCATAGCTCTAGCTTTATAGCGACCATCCTGCCGTACGGTATATGTTGATACAACGCGACCGTAATTATTTGCTATCCATTCACTTTTAACAACCTTATTGTCGTTCTCGACTATCTGGATAAATATTTCTGCCTGCGCGTATTCGTAGTTTTCAACAGAAGCTGTAAATACGCCACTCTCAAGTTCGCACGATGGAACACTCGGTACAGGAGGTCCGTCGGTGATAATATTGTCAGTGAAATCAGACCACTCGGTCGATATACCGTTATATTCAGCCATAGCTCTAGCTTTATAGCGGTTGAGCATTGCTGTCTGATACGTAATCTCAGCATGTCTGTTGGTCTGATTTAACCAACGAATATTGACTGTTTTTGTGTCATTTTCGACGATTT